GTCGTTTAGTCAAAATATTCTAGTTATTCAGCTTCTTTTTTGTCCTCAGCAGCGTCTTTCATTGACTCTTCTTTGTCGCCGTCGCCATCAACGTCTAGGAAGTCTGGCTTAGCAGCTTCTTCTAGTGTTGAACAACGTTCTTGTATTTCATATACAAGTGCTTCACGTACTGCTGTGTCTTCTGCTTCACCAAACTCTGGATTTTCACTTAGTGTTTCAAGTGCTGACATAGCCATATCAATTGCTTCGTCCATATCCATTTCGCCTGCTTCTACTTTAGAACAAACTTCGTCACAAATCTTAGCTACTTCTGCATCGCCTTCGTCTGTGAACATTCCGTACTCTTTAGCCATTTCATCTTCGTTGATGTCATATGCTACTTCGTCTAGTTCCGGAGCGCCTTCGATGTCAGCGTATGAAATCATCATCATACCTGTTTCTTTAGCAATCAAGTCTGTTAGGTAAGCGTCTAGCTTTTCTTCGTTGCGTAGTAGTTCAGTTGGAATCATTAGTTCCAAAGATTCTTCACCAGCGTCTCCAGCTTCGTATTCAATACCAGTTACTGTCATTGGTACACGAGTGTCATCTTCTGTTACTTCTTCAACAAATACTTCTACCATATCGTCGCCGTTGTTAAGTCCGCCTACTTTAACTTTTACGTTTTCTTCACCGTATTCAGCTTTTGCTTCTTCTGCTGACATACTAGTTTGTTTCCAACGCTTAGCATCTTCATAAACACCTTCTTCTAGGTCTTTAAGTTGTTGCATACGCTTTGATAGTTGACGGTGTATACTGTCATCTGCTTGACCTGAACGTACTAGCATTTCTAGTTTTTCAATGTCACGTACAATCTTGTCTTTGTTTTGTGCTGTTACAGAATGTGTTGCATCTTCTTCCATATCAAGTGTTTCTTGGTCTACGTCTGTGTACAATGAATCTTCATCGCCGAATTCGCTGTCAAGTGTTTCTTGATCCATATCGTCGAACTTTGGTTCTTCTGATACTTCTTCAATTTGTACGTTGTTCAAAAATGCTTGAATAGTATCTGCGTCTAATGCAGTTAGTAGTTCGTGCATTACTTTGTCAATACCGTGCTTTTCAATCATATCGTATACTGGTTGTGTGTAGTAACCACCAGCTTCAACTACGTCTTGAGTTTCTTCGTGTAGGTTGCCTGCTTCTAGTTCCATCTGCCAGCTATCAGCAAACTCTTTTGCTGCCGCTTTACGTACTGCTGGGCTAAAGATTGCAAAGCCATCGCCATTGCCAAATTCTTTGCCGTATGCTTTAGCAGCTCTGTCAGCGTGATACTTCCAAAGTGTAATTGCTTTGCCGTGGTCGTAAATGCCTTTTGCCCATTTCTTAGAAAGGTTCTTTTGAATTGGTGCTGTGCTTTGGCTGTATAGTGTGCCATCGTTTTCAGCGTATAGTACTAGTTCGCGTACTTCATCTTCGTTTACTTCTTCAAGTAGTGACTCGTCTGATTCAACTAGTTCAGTTTTAAATGCACGGTACGAGTCCATCATTTCTTCAACTTTAACTGGCTGTGCATTTGCACCAATGTGACGGCGCAAGCTTGTGTCAACGTTTTCACCTGGAATCTCAACTGCTACTGGTTCACCTTCAACGTGGTCTCCACTGTTAGCCCATTCTTCAATGACTTCGTAATCGCCGCCTGATGATGCAGATTTCATTACTGCAGCGTCTTGTGCTTCTTCACGGGTTTTATATGTTTTATCTGATACGCCATATCCACGTGATTTGTCACGGATTTTAAAGCCCTCTGATACTGATTCATCTTTGCATACCCAATGTTCGCCTTCTGGGTCGTTACAATCGTGTTCGCAATCTGTTGTTGGGTGACCTTGTGTGTCGCCGCAATCTTTACATACCATCTCTGCATCAGCTTCTGGTGCTTCAGCATCGATTTGACGAGCTTCAAGACCAGCTAGCTTTAGGATGTTGTTTAGTTCTGAGATATCCATTTTTTAGCTTCCTTTGTATTCTGTTTGCACTGGAGTGCGTGTTTTTTCTAGCTCGTCTAGAAATTTAGTTGTATGCTCGTTACCAAATGCATCTTCGTGTGGTGCATTTTCAACTTCGCTGTAATCAGGGTCGTTAAGTACTGCGTTCTCTGGGTCTGCAGCTACTACTTCTTTTTCTTCCATATTGGCTTGATCAAGGATCTCACCTGGCTCGTTAACTCCACGTACACGAATGTCGTGTTCGCTAATTCCTAGTGTTTGAATCATTTCGTTAACAAGTATTTGCGGTACTACTGGCAAACGTGTTTTAAAGTCTATAATGTAAACTTCTCTTGCGCCAGTGTTGTAAAAATCAAGTGGTGCACTCTGAAGAATTGTTTTCTTTGGCGCTGCCACATCAAATGCATCATACTTACGTAGGTGCGTTTCTAATTTGTCAAGTTGCTCATCTGTAAGCTCAACGATAGTTTTCAAACGAAACTCGTATTCTTTTGCAGATTCTGCAAGATATTGTGTTAAGGTTTTCATTTCTTATACTCCTATACTCTACTACTATTTATGCAAGTAGACTTATTCTTTCTCGTTACTGTTATTGATCTTGTCCATTACGGCACTGATTATTTCATTTCTGTCAACTACTAGCTCGCCTTCGCCTTGTAAATCCTCAGGATCGTCATTGTTTTTCATTTTGTCTTTGGCTATGCTGTGCTTTAGCTTTTGTTGTTCAAGCTCTAGCTTTTGCTTTTGTAGTTGCATTTGGATAACTTTTAGCTTCTTATCCATCTTGGCTGTTTTAGCAGTTAGTGCATTTGTCATCATCTTGCTAGCACTATCAAATATAGTTGCGGCGTGACGGTCTTCAACGTTTGCACCTAGTTCCATAAGCTCATCAAATGCTATCATAGCTCTGTCTGCATAGTTGTCCATATCGGTGTCTAGTGCTTCTAGTCCACGAACTGGTGCTAGTGCATCGTTTACTTTATCTACTGTTGCGATTGCAGTTTCGATATCGTCGATGTTATACTCTTTTTCTTCGGGGTGTTGTTTTTCTAATCTGTCAATATCAAGTTCGTCGATATCAATGTCAACAATATTTTCTTCTACTTCGGGTAAGTTGAATACTTCTTCTAACTTCTTTGTCATCTTCTTTTTCCTTTAGCTCCGGGCTTCTTAGGCTTTGGTGGTGCCTTTTTACGTTTGCTACCTTGAGGCTTATTGAAAATCTCATTCTCTGTGATAACTCTAAACGCAATGCCTTGTTGCTTGCACCATTGTTGTGCAATCTTCCATTTGGCTTCGTTAACCATAGCTGCCGCTTGGTCACTTGCACTTTTAGCATTTCCTTTAATTTGACTGCTAGGCTTAACTTCTATTAGTTCAGCGTGCTTTCTATCATTCTTATCAACATACACAATGAAAAAGTCAGGAACATAAGTTGTTGCTTTACCTGTCATTGGATGAATATAAGGTATTCTGTGACTTTCACTTGCCCATCCTAGTATACCTGGATGAGTGTCACACATACGCATAAATGTAAGCTCCCAACCACTGCGATAGCGTGGTGCGTGTTTACCTATATATTTTTCTGGGTTCTTGGGTACGTATACCCCTTGTTGATACTTTGGCATACGTATATTTATCTACATATATTACTGGCAGTTAGTTTGAACTAACTGATGACGATTCTGGCTGGAATGTTACTGTAAATTGTGTAGGTGTGCTATCTGAATATGATAGCGTATCTGACTGTATTGAAGTTATAATTGGATTCTTCAAAGACCAAGTTCTTTTGTCTTGTCCTTCTTGCACAATGAAAACGTTCTTAATCATATAGCGTCCTGCCGCTGTAGTAGCAGTAAAACCCATATCAGTAGTAAACTGCGGATCAATTGCTTCCGAAGTAGAACCTACGTCTGTGAACGTTGTAATACCTTGTCCATTGTTATAGTAGTTTTTGTTGTAGCGTTCAATGAACTCTACGAACTGATTGTCAAATGTATCAATAAAAGTAACTGTAACTGGGTCATAGTTTATCTTAGATTGTATTACACGTTTCTTATTATATTGATTTGCAATCATTGTATCATAGCTAAAGCTAGGAATACCTGTGCTTATTACTCGTAAGTAAGTTTCTGTTCTGTCTGCTTGCTCAATACTAAGAGTAAAGTTAAACCTTTGTCTTGGAATTAATGCAAGAGTGCCCTCCGCATCGCTGCGGAAGACATCTTGTGCTTTATTGAGAATAGACATTAACCTATACTACCTTAGCTGCCTGGGGCTGTAGCTGTTGTAGCTTGGCTAGTTGATGGTGCGCCTGAGAATAGGTCGTCTGCACTATCGCTACCATCGTGATGACTTGCGTTGTCATAACGTAGAGTAACAGTAATTTGCTGTGAGTCTGAACTTGAATAATTGCTTTCACCGTATGCTACGTTTTGAATAAAGCAACCGTCTAAGCGCCAAGTATCAAGTGAAAGAGCACCTGCATTACCACCGTCTAGTGTTTCAATTTTTGTAAAGAATTTATATGCGCCACCAGCTAGTGGTGTGCTTTGTTCAGCCATATCAATTTGCTTGTTTAGCTGTTTGTTGATTTGTGTGATTACGTTGTTGTTTACGTCATCGCGGATTACGATGCTTACTGGTTCCCAAGTGTGTTTACCAGCTAGAAAGATTTTTGAATTGTATACGTCAACTTGTACTTCTTCGTGTGAAAAAGTTGGGCGTGTAACGCTCATTACGTTACTAGTGATGATTTCTGTTGAATCAAAACCAAAAGTAACACGGAAGCGATATTGTAGCTTCGGCATTAGTGTAGTTTGTGCAACACCACTTGTTGATGGTACACCTAGATTTGTCAAAACGGCCATTGTCTATTCTCCTTATAATAACTCAGTTTGTTGTTTCGCTGTATGTATTTATGCAAATAAGATAAAAAAAGAGGCAACCGAAGCTGCCTCTCAGGTAGTTAACTACCCTTTTATCATAATTATAGTGTACCTGTGTTAACAATACGGATTGGAATGTAAATAAACTCAACACTCTTAGTAGGCTCAATTGCTACATCGATGTAAAGTTCGTTACGGTCAATACGTGCAGGTGTGTTGTTTGATTCATCACAAACAACAGCAAAGTCTGTAACACCACGCTTAGCTAGGATATCTAGAAGGAAGCCTTCTACAATAGCTTTAGCACGATCACGTGTTTGCTTGTCGTTTTGTTCAAACAAGAACGGACGAGTAATTTCGTCGAAGCGTTCACGTAGGTGAGCAACTAGGCGTGCTACGTTAACACGATCCAGAGCTGAGTCTGCTGCGTGTAGTGACTTCTGACCAAATAGTACAACACCCTCTGCTGGGAAGTTAGCAATTGGGTTTAGCTTAGCTGTGTACATAGCATCACGTTGACCTTGGTTTAGTGAGATTGCTTTGAACTCATCTTCACCAGTAATGTAACCAACAGCACTACCGTTTTGTACAACACCACGTAGTAGACCAGCTGGAGCGAACCAAGGGAAGCTTACACTGTCACTATATGCATATTGATAAAGCGCCATATGTGAAGCCGGAACAGTTACAGTGTTACCTGCTGGAGTTGTTGAACGTCCTGCTGGATAGTATACTGCGCTGTATGTGTTCTTTGTTACAAGACCATCTTCGCCATTTTCGCTTGCGCCTACGCCGCCAACCCAAGCAACTGCTTCTGTTGGTGATTTACGCATTGGTGTATCGATGATGATGAAACCAGTTTCGCCACGATCGCTGTTTAGTGTTACTAGTTCGTCTGTTAGCTCAGGGAAGTTAGGAGCAACAAGAAGTGTAAAGTTACGAGCTGGATCACGTAGATCTTCGTTGCCTGTAACTGCCGCTTGCATTGCTGTTGCAATAACTTTACGCTGTGCCAAACGTCCAAATGCACCTGAACCATCTGCGTGGTTAGTCGCTGCATTTCTCCAAGCACTATCTGCTACACTATATGAACGTACTGTGTTACCACTGTTTAGCATATTGATTGCTAGCATACCTGTTGGGTATAGTTGGTAATCTGGTCCGCCAGTGATAGTTGAAGCTATAACACCGCTTGCAGTTGCTGAATCATCACTGATGTCTGCAAATAGAACACCTTCGCTAGTTGACTGGTCTGTGTTGTCACTTGCTGTCCAAGCTGTACCGTTCCACTTATAAAGTGCTGGGATAGCTGTTGCATCTGTGTCAATCCAAATGTCACTTGCTGTTAGGCTTGCGCCGTTTGCTTTAGTTGTTGGTGCTGCTGTTGCGTACTGGATGTCTGCTGTTGCTACACGTTCCCAACCAGTTGAACCAACTGTTAGAATGTCGTATGCTGTTGCTGTTGCGTCAAACCATAGTGCGCCGTTTGCAGGTGTACCAACTGGTGCGTCTGCTTGTGCGTATACTGTACCAGTAATTGCAGCCGCTGCATTTGATGCAACTTTGTCAATTGTGAATCCGCCAATTGCGTCATCTAGTAAAGTAACTACTGCGTTGCCATTTGTTAGGCTTGCAATGTTTGTGTTTGAGCTACCATCTTGTGGTACGTAGTTTACTGAACCTTGGTCACGTGTAACACCTTCAATTGTTACTGCACCCATAACACCAGTTGCGTTTGCAACGTTTAGTGCTAAGTTGATTCCGTTACCTGGTGTTGATGTTTTGATCCAAACATCGCCAGTTGCTACAATAGCTGGAACTTTGTGGTGACGATCAAATGTTACTGTTGTACCATCTGAGATTGAAAAACGTTCGCCGTTACCTGTTGTTGCAAATACGTCAAATGCTGTTGAATCAATACCATCCAAGTTGTAGCTGTTAGCGTTTACTCTAGTGATTGTATATACGTTTCCGTCGATTTGTGAAATGCCAGTGCCAGTGATTTTTACTTTTTCACCA